TCTTACCAAACAGAGAAGAAGAGGAAACAAAAGGTCGCAAATTATACGAGTTGTATAGTGTTTCTGAATTATGGTTAGGTCAAACTCGTATATATGATCTGCAAGGAGTGTTCGAAAATATAGATGATGTAAACAGATTTCTTGAGAAACGATATGAACGTATGTTCAGGGAAATATATTGGAGGGATCCCGATAGGTATGAATTTGTAAAAGAGGAGAGGCCGAATTGTATCAGTGTGGGGGTAACAAGCGGTTTATATCCATACAATACATATTATTTAGAGCAGAGGGATGAAACATTTAAGGAAAAAATTAGAAGGGCATGGAAAAGATTTTGGCATGATGAGGGGCGTTAAGAAATGAATAAAAACAGATACATGGAGATAGCGACAAGTGACCTTCCGTTCGATGATAGACATCGTATCATCTTACGCCATGTGGCAGAAATGGCAGAAGGTTTTGCATCAGAGGCGAGGAAATACATAGACCAAAAAGACGTGCTAAATAGCTATTGGCTGGGTAAAGCGCAAGGGCTCTTGGAAGATGCCCTTTCCGACCTTAATGAGATGCAGGAGGATTGAGTTATGAAACCCTAGTGTTTTGGAGTTAACAACTAAATGACCAGACATTTTAGCGCATATGATCAGAACGGATCACTTATCATCGAAGGTGGAACGGCCAAAGAGACAGCTGAAGCCATGATAAAAGACGCTGGTCACTCGTACAGCATTGAGTCAGATCCCGAGTCTGGCGAGTACAATTATCTTGATATGTATATCATGGCGAATGGGGTGAAGAAGAAAGTCGCCCATTGGTTGGAGTCAGAGGAAGATGGGTATTACCATGTACTATATGGCGGATATCGTGGAGCGTGGGTGGTGGAGTGCTAGAGATGGATTCATATGAGTTTAGAGCGATACGAAAAAAGCTCGGTCTATCATGCCAGAAGATGGCAAACGCGCTTGGGTTCTCGTCGATCAATGGCGGTAGATCCGTGCGCACGATCGAGGCTGGTGGAAGTGTCACCGGATCAGTGCAGGCTTTGCTAAGGTATATGAAACAAGGTGTCGATAATATGTCCAAATATCCAGAATATATGCAAACTGAAAGTCATGTCTTTAAAATGCACTATCCACGTTGTATATTAGACGTGAGAAACGGTGATATCGATTGGATCGATGATGTGCATTACGTCGATAAGGATAAGATCGAAGCCGAGAAAGAACGGATTGTTGGTGAAATGAAGAGGATTGCACATGGCGCGTCCTAAGAACATAACGGTAATGTCAGAAGAAACCAAACGCGATTTGGTGTTCAAGATAATTCAAGATATGGTTGACAATGGTATAGGTGCAGAAAGAAGTATTAAGACCCACAAGTTTTCGACTAGGACTTTTTACGAAATACTTGCGCAATACGAGGACTTGCAAAAAGCTTACGCGCGCGCAAGAGAGGCTTTCTGCGATAAGATTGCTTCAGAAATACTTGAGATATCCGATATGGATGTTCCGATTACGCCTAAAGGCATGACTGATCACGGCGCTGTCGCAAAGCAGAAGCTTCAAATCGACACGCGGAGATGGTTGCTCTCCAAGTTAGCGCCTAAGCAATATGGCGATAGAATAGCCGTGGCTGGCGATAATGAATCGCCTCTCAAGGTAAATATGGATGTAGGACTAGACGCCACGAAGCTGCCAACCGATGTCTTGCAAGCTATTATGAGCGCGAAGGACAATGATTCTAACCAAGAGTGATATGTTGAACGTAGAGCGCGAATTATGCAGGCGGTCACTCGCGGAATTTGCAAAACGCGCTTGGCATGTCCTCGAACCTGCCACATCGCTTAAATGGGGTTGGGCGCTTGATGCTATATGCTTACATCTCGAGGCAGTGACCGATGGGCGTATTAAGCGCCTGCTTATGAACGTACCACCCGGATCTATGAAGTCACTACTCACTGGCGTGATCTGGCCCGCTTGGGAATGGGGGCCACAAAACAGACCGGAGCTTAGGTACTTATCCACGGCGCATAAGCAGGATCTCGCCATTCGTGACAACCTTAAGATGCGACGCCTTATTAAGTCTGATTGGTATCAGTCCTTATGGCCCGTCGTTATTGCTTCTGACCAAGATGCTAAGACCAAATTCGAAAACGATAAGACAGGATACCGTGAGGCTATGGCGTTCACGTCCCTCACCGGATCCCGAGGCGACAGGGTCATACTCGACGATCCGCATAGTGTTAGCTCTGCCAATTCGGATGCAGAGTTATTGCGAGCCGAGATTAGTTTTACTGAGGAATTGCCCTCGCGCGTCAATAACGACGATTCGGCGATCATTGTTATTATGCAGCGTATACACGAAAGGGATGTATCGGGCCTAATCCTTGATCGCAAACTGCCTTATGTGCATCTGTGTATCCCTATGCGTTTTGAACGTGAGAGAAAGTGCAGCACGCCCATTGGCTGGACAGACCCACGCACTGTTGACGGCGAGCTAATGTTTCCAGAGCGATTCCCCGAGGCACAAGTCGCGGATCTCGAAAGGACACTTGGTTCATATGGCGTGGCTGGTCAGCTGCAGCAAAGACCGACCCCGAGAGGCGGTGGAATCATATCGTTGGAGTGGTTCAAGTATTGGTCAGTATTGCCGCCTCTCGACTTCCGCTTTATGACTGTCGACACCGCTCAAAAGACTGGTCAACAAAACGATTACTCTGTGGCCCAAGTATGGGGAAGGAGTGTCACCGGTCAGGCTATCCTCATCGACCAGATACGCGGCAAGTGGGAAGCGCCTGAGCTTCTGGCCGTAATGCGGGCATTCTGGATCAAGCATACTGGCGCACAGAATCAGGGCAAATTGCGCGGTATGTATGTCGAGGATAAGGTATCAGGCACAGGCCTAATCCAAACATTACGGCGGGAAGGTTATCCTGTCATCCCGATCCAGCGTGACAAGGATAAGATATCGCGTGGCTATGATGCCGCAGGATGCCATATGGCTGTCTGATCTATTGACAGAAGCAACATCATTTCCGGCTGGCGCACACGATGACCAGCTTGACCCGATGTTCGATGCAATTAATCTCGTTCAGACTTTGCCTAGTACTAAAAAAACACTTGATTTTAATCCATTGCCAGTAAGTACTAAGTGGTGATAGTATTACCCTAAAAGGGTGGTACTATGTCCAGACAGACTAAAGAACAAAAGTTAAGTAGTATACATCAGGCAGCTATTGCCGAATTTAATGACATACAATCGGCGATGATGGATGAGCGGTCTCAATGCTTGGAGGATCGCCGCTTTTGTTCTATCGCTGGCGGGCAATGGGAAGGCCAGTTACGCGAGAATTTCGCAAACAAGCCGAAATTCGAGGTTAATAAAGTACATTTAAACGTCATTCGTATTATTAATGAATATCGCAACAATCGTATCAGCGTTGATTTCGTGTCAAAAGACGGCGAGGAAAACGATAGGCTGGCCGATGTGTGCAAAGGCCTATATCGTGCTGATGAACAGGACTCCATCGCTAATGAGGCCTATGACAATGCGTTCGAGGAAGCCGTAACAGGTGGCTTTGGCGCATGGCGCTTGCGGGCGGCTTATGAGAACGAAGAAGATAGCGACGATGACCGTCAGCGCATTCGCATCGAGCCGATCTATGATGCTGATACGTCCGTATACTTTGATCTGAACGCCAAGCGGCAAGATAAATCAGATGCCACAAGCTGTTATGTTATAACGGCTATGACACATGACGCATATAAGGCTGAGTGGAACGATGAGCCGAGTAGCTGGCCCAAGGATGAACTAAGCGGATACAATGCTTTCGAATGGTTCAAACAAGACGTTGTATATGTTGCTGAGTATTACAAGGTAGAAGAAAAGTCTGAATACGTTCGGATATATAAGACATTACTTGGCGAAGAAGAACGCTATAAGGATAGCGATTTTGAGCGCGACGAAACGCTTGAGGAAACCCTAGCAGCCGTTGGGACTGTAGAGACAGGGCGCAAGAAGGTAAAGACCCGCCGGATCCATAAATACATTAT